AGTTGAAGGTGTTGCGTAATGGATTCCATACGGACTTCCCACAAACACTAACCACTGGTATATACTATATCAATACTAATGATGGTTATACTTTGTTTGAAGATGGAACAAAATGTGAGAGTGTTGCAAATAGATTCTGTAGATTCCCCTGCACAACTAGGCACACGGCTACAACATGTACTACATCTGATCGTAGACTACTAATTAACTTTAACTATTCTACCTATACCCAATAATTAGTTACTAATTTTAACTATTATGCAATTTAGTACTAAGCAAATAGAATTGCATGTAACTCATGCATGTAATTTTACATGCGAGGGTTGCTCTCATTACTCCAATCATGGACACTCTGGTAAATTATCTGTTGATACTGCTAGAGAGTGGCTATATAATTGGAGTCAAAGGGTGGTTCCTGATACATTTGTTATCCTAGGTGGTGAACCAACATTAAATGATGAACTAACGGATATTGTATATTTGGTTAGGATGATATATCCAGATCCAGCAGTTAAAATTGATTTAGTATCAAACGCCAGTTTTTTGCATAAACACCCTAGACTTCCTCAAGCATTACTAGCAACACAAACAAACTTAGCGATATCAATTCATAGCACTAAACACAAAGATTATGTCAAGAGGTTTAAAGGAGGATATAAACTTGCAAAGTCATGGAAGCATGAGTTAGGTGTACATGTAGAGTTCTGGGACTTTACAAACACTCACTGGATTCCTCAGTATACTGGGTTTGGTAACACTATGGTTCCTTATGAGGATAATAATCCCCGATTGAGTTGGGAGAAGTGCTTATCTAAACATGCTTTACAAATACATGAGGGAAAGTTATGGAAGTGTCCTGCACTCGCATATCTTCCTATGCAAGCAAACAAGTATAAACTGAGCCAAAAGTGGGATAATTACCTAAAATATGAACCATTAGGTTCAGATTGTACTGATGATGAACTGAAAGAATTTTTGAGTAGAGAGGATGAGTCATTCTGCTCTATGTGTCCAGCGAACAAGACCGAACCTCACATCAAACAAGATCCAACATTACCAGTCAGTTATTGGGAGAAGAGATATGATAACATGGGGGATATCAGCAAATAGTCATAATGCTGCTCTTGCAGTATTCTCTAACGATTCTCTTATGTTCGCTTCTGAGAGTGAACGTTTTAGTGGGAAGAAGAATGATCCTAATATTAATGAGTATCTTATATCTCATGCTTTAAAGTATGGGGAACCTGATCTTATCTGTTGGTATGAGAATCCTCTACGTAAGAAATTGAGACAGATCCAAGCAGGGCAAGGACTTTTTATTAATAACTTTGAGGAGTATTTTAATTGTAAACATAAATTTACTGATCATCATTATAGTCATGCGTGTGCTGGATACTATACAAGTAAGTTTAATAAATGTGCAATTCTGGTTATAGATGCTATTGGTGAGTTTCAAACTCTTAGTATATGGAAAGCATATGGAAATGATATTAAGTTAGTATATCAACTTAAGTATCCTAATAGTATTGGGTTGTGGTACTCTGCTATGACACAGAGAATTGGATTAAAACCTAATGAAGAAGAATATATTTTAATGGCGCTATCATCTTTTGGTGATAGAACAAAACTTACCAAGAAAGTTTTAGATGAATTGATTGGTATTGATCTTAAGGCAAAACGTAACCTACATCGTGGATGTCTTGATTGGGCACCAGGTGAGAGTAATGAAGATATTGCTGCTGCAACACAACACGTATATGAAGTATTATTTGCGGAGGCAGTTAAGAAGGCGAAAAAATTGGTAGGATCAAATAACCTTGTTCTTATGGGTGGTTGTGCATTGAATTGTGTTGCAAATATACATGCATATGATTACTTCAAAGATGTGTGGATAATGCCTGCTCCTGGTGATGCTGGTTCTGCTATTGGTGCAGTTCTAGCACATAAAAAGAATAAGATTAAATTTACCCCATATTTGGGATATAAAATATTACATAATAATTCAAATAATTCTATTGTTAATTATCTAAAGGATAATAAAGTATGCGGATTGGCGAGAGGTAGAGCAGAATTTGGACCAAGGGCACTTGGTGCTAGAAGTTTACTTGCAGATCCTACATCACCCAATATTAAAGATATAGTAAATGGTATAAAGAACCGTCAAGAATACCGACCATTCTCTCCAGTAGTTCCTCTGGAATATGCGTCAAAATATTTTGATATGCGTGGTGATTTGGTAGAGAGTCCTTATATGCAGTATACTGTGAAGTGTAAAGAACCAAATCTATTGCATGGAGTAGTTCATGTGGATGGAACTAGTAGAGTACAGACAGTCAAAAAGTCAGATGCTCCTAAGTTGCATGATCTCTTAATGCGTTGGGGTAGAGAGACTGGGGTACCTGTTTTATTGAATACTAGTTTAAATGTCAAAGGGGAACCAATTGTTAATGATGAGATTGATGTAGATCGCTGGTCCAATATACATGGAGTGAAGGTATTTTCATGAATCTCTATGAACTTGAGGATAGACCTGACAGTAGTTGTTGTTGGTTTGATCAAGACAGTAGAGAATTATTCAAAAAGAATCTTAAATCTCAACCAACAAGTTGGAAGTATAGGACCACTAGTATTACCTATCGATTAAACTCTATGGGATATAGGACTCAAGAGTTCGATCGTATTCCTTGGCATAAAAGTATTGTCTTATTTGGATGCTCATACATCTTTGGTGTTGGGTGTGAATTAAGTTCAACTATTGCTGCACAGTTAACAGGATTAACAGGTAGTCCTGTTATCAATATGGGGGCACCTGGGTCATCTCCAATGTTCTCTCTACATAACTCTGCCAAATTTAAGGCAATATATCCACAACCTCTTGCAGTAGTATTCTCTTGGTCTGCTTCACAAAGATGTCCTTTGTATTTGAATGATTCTGTAGTTCATTGTGGTCAGTGGAATGATGATATTGGTGGTCTTGGTAAAGCATGGAGAAGATTTGACCATCATAATGAAGAACATTTAAGGATGACTAGACTTACCGCACAGATGATGTGGAGTAATATTAGATATTATGATTTTACATTATATCCAGCAAATAGGAAGGCAATAGATTGTGATTATATTAAGCAGGTAGATCGATCTAGGGATTTGGTTCACTCAGGCACTGCTACTAACGAAATCATTGCAAAACAGATTGCACAATCCCTGAATATGTGATAAAATCGAGAGAGTCAAGAGACTACAATGACTACAAGATCATTTACTGGAAAAGGTGGGGAAACTTGGGAGTGGGAAGAAACTCCTGAAGTTACTGAAGCAATAAAGCAACTGCACCTCACTACTTCCAATTTTAAACTAAACAAACCGCATCCTTATAACAATGAGAAAACCACCACTAACTCCTGAAGAGGTAAAAACGGCAGCAGATAAGTTTTTCCCTCTATTTGACATTGTACATCGTAACATGCCAGAGGGATCCAATACTGAAGACACTTTAAAAGTTATGGAAACTGTCTGCACTCTTGCACATAAACTCCGCGAAGAGCAAGAAGAACAAATCGCACCTTTTGGATTTAATAAAAAAACCGATGATGGAATCTCAACCTCAGACGAAGAAGACAACACTAGCAACATCTTTAGGATCTAATCCTACCATCGAGAAGAATATTCCCGATGATGTGGTTTGGATTGACGATGTGTTCTATGTCAAGAAAACTATGTTCGGTCTCTACACCAGTGTATTGAGAGAACCCCTTGGTGCTAACTTTCTTACTGGTGCTACCGAAGAAGGAGTTTCTACGATGACTAGATGGCATCTTAAGTGCTTACAAGATGGTACGCTTGACGACTATACTTATGTCACTGGGGCTTCTATGGGAGTTAAGTTATGAGGAAATTAATTAATAAAATTAGAGATTATATTCAAAGATTTAGAAATAAGAATCGCGACCCATTTATCTATAAATGAATAATAACATTGAAACACGTCTCAAAGTGTTGGAAGAGCAGGTAAAATTTCTTGAGTCTGAGCGAATTAGCACCGTCAACTCATTGTATGAAATTGAGAACAGTTTGTCTTGTAGAATTGACAAATTAACACCAGACAAATATAATCTTGACAAATACTCTCTTGGGGAAAAATGAAGATCTTTCTTGACACTGCAGATACTGAAGAAGTACAAAGGTACTTTCAAACAGGTCTTGTTGATGGTGTGACTACAAATCCATCGTTAATTCGTAAGAGTGGACGTAATCCTGAGGATGTGTATCAGGAATTGATTGATATTGGTGTGCGTGATATTAGCATGGAAGTCGTTGGTGACTCCACTGTGATGTATGAGGAAGGACTTCGCCTTGCTGAGAAGTTTGGTGAGTCTGCAACTATTAAAGTTCCTTGCACTCCTGATGGTTTGGAAGTTTGTCGTCATCTCTCTATAGCGAATGATATTAAGACCAATGTAACGTTGGTCTTCTCTGTTGCACAAGCAGTGATGGCAATGAAGTCAGGTGCAACATATATCTCTCCTTTTGTTGGTCGATGTAATGATAACTCCTTTAGTGGAGTTGAATTAGTTCGTGCTATTGCTACTTGTCGATCTGTTCATGGTAAGAAGACTCAGGTGTTGGCAGCATCTCTTCGGGACGCACATCATGTATCGCGATGCTTCATGTATGGTGCTGATGTTGTAACTATGCCATCTAAAGTCTTTGATGCGATGTATGATAGCGTCTTGACTCGTGAGGGACTTGCTATCTTCCAAAGTGATTATGAAGCATCTCTTGAGGCATTAAATAATGTATGAAGAACTAAATTGTTTTGAAGAGGCACTTAAGCACTTTGGAACAAGAGTAGAGATCATCACTGCTATGGAAATGGCAAAGAAACTATCACCTGAAGATGCCTATCAGATGATTAAGGATGAACTCAAAGAAGTTAAACTATGTCGTAAACAATTCAAAAATAAGGACTGCTGAATCATGTCACAACCACGTCAAAAAGATCCATCCGATCCACTTTATGATGCAAATGATAAGTGGAATGAGTATAAAGTAGATCTACATTGTAATGAAACACACCCACCTGATGAGTGGGATCCTACCACAGAGGGTAAGATTGCTGATCCAGAGAATCGTCACCAAGATAAGGTGTTAGATAAGTTCTGTGATGATCATCCTGGTTCACCCATGTGTAAAGTATTTGATGAGTAAAGAACAATGACTGTTAAAATCTATGAGTCACCTGATGGTGGCAAAACCGTTTATGAACGTGAGTCGGGTAGTGATGCACCAAGGCGTCAGATCTATCCTGATATTATGAATCAAGTTCAAGCATCTTCTCCATATAATGATGGATGGACGCAAGAATTTTATAGAAAGCAGTGGCCTCCATATGTCCCTGAGGGGTTCAAAGATAAATACGATAGTTATGAAGAAGTTCTTGCAGATGGGTGGGAGTTTACTGGTGATGGATTCTGGATTAAATGTAGTTGATAAATAAGTAAATAAAGGAAGTATATTTGTAAGATGGCAGCTCAACTAACCGCCACTGGGGTTACTTTTAGTGATGGTACATCATTATCTTCTAAGTATTCCGTTTTAGCTCAAAATACTGTTGGGGTATTTTATCAGGCATCGGCACCTACTGGATGGGCGCAAGTTACTGCTCATAATAATAAAGCATTGCGTCTAGTTAATGGAGCTGGTGGAGGATTTGGATTTGGTAATACTTCTGGATCGGGTGGCAGTAACTTTACCACAGTATTTCCATCATCGCTGGCAAGTCTTTCGGTTAGTTTTACTGCAACAGCGCCTGTAAGTGGTAGTGTTGGTGGTCATACTTTAACAACAGCTGAGATTCCTGATCACACTCATAACTCTAACGTTGGTGGAACTGCATCGGCATCTTCTGGTAGTAGTAGTTTTAGAACACCAGGATCGGCAAATACTGGTGGAGTAAACTCTCCAGGTGGTATTAGTCAATCCCATGATCACCCATTCTCTGGTACAGTTAGTCTTTCTGCTACTGGATCTGGTAATATTGATTTAAGGATTCAGTATGTTGACGTAATCATTTGCTCATTCTCGTAATATGGCACGATTAACAAGCAATGGGATCCTATTTGATCTAATAGATACAAATAATAAGATAGATTCTTATTATTGGATGTACCCTTCTGGAACTAGGAAGTTATTCTTCCAAGCATCAGCACCACCAGGATGGACACAAGATACCTCTATGGGTGGTAATAAGGCGTTAAGAGTTGTTTCTGGTACTGGTACAGGGTCTGGTGGAGTGACTCCATTTACAACTGTTCTTAATTCAACTGCTGGTAACATTGGTTATAGTATTAATACAACTATGCCAGTACAAGTAACTTCAGGAGCAGGTACTTTTATTGGTAATCATACATTATCATTATCAGAATTGCCAGAACACACTCACCCATCTAATGTTGGTCCTACTGGAGGATCTAACGCAACTCCTTTCAGTAATACTGGTGCTCGTACTGTTAATGGATCGGTTGCGACTGGAACAATGCAACCATCTGGTGGTGGTGGATCCCATGGGCACCCTTTTAGTGGTAGTTCAACAATTAATCAATCATTTACAAATAGTGTCGATCTTGCGGTAAACTATGTTGATGTTATAATCTGTTCATTGAACTAAATACGTATACTAAATTAACTAAGTGACTATATGGCTCAGATTAAACCTGGAAATTTTTGCCCATTAATTGGTAAAGACTGTATTGGAATAGAGTGCTCTTGGTATACTCAGATTAGGGGTCAAAATCCAAATACTGGGGAACCTGTAGATGAATGGGGATGTGCTGTTACCTGGATGCCTATGTTACTTATTGAAAATTCACAACAACAACGCTCAACAAGTTCTGGTGTTGAGTCATTTAGGAATGAGATGGTGAAGGCAAATTCAACTAATATCGATGTATTATCTGCGGCAGCACAAATGTTGCAGGAATCGAGAGTGCAAAAAGTAATTACCGCAGAAGTAAAGGAGGTAGAGGAATGAATAGGTTTACATTAATTGAGGCAGATAAGTATATCAACATTGATGGTATTGGAATCTTCTTTACTGAAGTGAACTGGCCATTTGCTGATATTGAACATCTCTGGGCAATTCAGTGGAGAGATGATGGTACTGAAGACGGAAGTGGTGAAGTAGAGTATGACTCACCTGTTCCTAATACTCCTGCTACTCGGGAATTGATTACTCGTTATGTTGATCACTTCCAGAAGGAAAAGCAATCTCAGGAAGATATTAAACGTAGAGAAGAAGAAGATAATCTAAAACAAGCATTGTCTTGGCAAGAGGCAATGTCTGAATTGGAAGGTCAGATGGAGGAGATGCAGAAGAGGCATGATACTAATCTCCGCAAAATTGCTAATGATCAGGATTCTCAATTAAACAAGTTGACTAGTAGTCATGATAGTCAATTAAGTGAAATGGCAAGTCTTCAAGAGAAGATTGCATTCGATGCTACTGAAGAGATTCATAAAACTCACGAACGTGTTCAAGAAGCACATGAGAGTTTTTTCTATGGTGAGGAGAGAATTCAAGATAATGTTAGTGAAAGTGAGAATAAGTTCCTATATGAAGCTGGATATGAAAACCTGACTGTATTTGATGGTAACGTTGATCGATCTCTATTTGATGATGCTATAGATGACTCTTATTTTAATGTTGAAGAAGCAGACATTGTAACACCTGAGGAGATTCAAACAGAAGATCTGATTGAATCCAACACGGATACTGATGTTGAAGAGCATGAGGAAGAAGAGAATACTCCAACATTGAGTGAATTTGAGGATATTGACCTCAATGTGCTTGACAGTGAGTTCAGTCTTGAGTTATTATTTGAGGAAGACAGCTCTGAGCAAGTCGTCTCTGAGATTGAAAAACTTATCTCGGAAGATGAGTCTGAAGTCCCTGACGCTGAAATCCCCGACAATTCTGATGATGAACCAACAACTGATTGATAAAAATTATATCATTGTACCCAATTTCGTATCATTAGAGAGAGCAAAAGAGTTAGCAGTAGAATTTAAGCAGCATTGTGGGGAATATGAGTGTCTTGAAGATCCTCAAGTATCAAATTGTTCTGCAAAATTTGATTTCCCACCATTTATTGAGTTATTAGTTGAGAAGAATCAAATAGTATGTCAGTTGGTTGGTGAGAGTGTCTTACCAACTTATTCTTATGCAAGGAATTATCGGAAGGGTAATGTACTTCCAGGTCATGTAGATAAACCGCAGTGTGAGATCTCTCTTACTGTCAATCTTGAATGTGATGAAGTTTGGGACATTTGGATTAAAGATCCAAAGGGCAAAACACATAAGGTATCACTAGAACCTGGTGATGCTATGTTGTATCTTGGCATGGAAGGTCAGCATGGTAGAGAACCTTTTAATGGGGAGTCATGTACTCAGGTATTCTTACATTATGTGAGGACTAAGGGACCATGTTTTAAGTATTATTTTGATAAAGATCATCGATATAGTAATGATATTATTAAATCTAAACCTAAACCTCCGAACGTGGTAAATGTATCTGGTAGTAATAAGTTATCCGATTATATCAAAGTGTATGACAATATCTTTACTCCAGAAGATTGTGCAATGATTCTTGATGAGTACAGAGATTGTGAGCATTGGGCACCAGCAACTGTTAGTTCTAGTAGCACTGAGAACCTTAGTGTACGTAATTGTAACGTTATAAACATGTCTACGCCACAGATCATCAACAAAAATATGCATCAACGCAGAAAGATTGATGATATCGTCTTTAAGCGAGCAGATATGGCAGCACAAAGATATATTGCAGATTTCCCCGCTTGTTTCCTTAAGTCTGATAGTGGATATGATCTACTTAGATATAAAACAGGGGGATTTTATAGGCAACATACAGATAGTTTTAAAGAGCAACCAAGAACAGTTGCTATGTCTATCAATTTGAATGATGATTACGTGGGTGGGAACATGGCGTTCTTTGATCAGGAGGTACAGATCAGAGGGGGTGCTGGTAGTGTAATATTGTTCCCTGCTAATTTTATGTATCCCCATGAAATTATGGACGTTACTGAAGGAACTAGGTACTCTATTGTAACTTGGTTTATTTAATGCTATAATTATAAAAAGTTATTATTTTAATGGCACTATCAAATTCTGTTGTAAATTCTCTAAATGATGCAGAGGCAAGTCTTCGCAATGCTTTAGCATTTGCTGCTAGGGGTGAACGACCTACTGTGTGCAAAACAATTTCCGAGTTGATTTGTAATATTGAACAGATGAAGTCTATTGATGAGATTTTTGATAAGTTGGAAGGGCGCAAAGAGGGTGACTCAGGTAGGTGGGGACCACTGAATGATATTGGGGAGTGATTCTTTAGATGCTTGGCAGATCACCTAGATACTGTTATAATATCAACACATTAAGAGAGGGTGCCCGTGATCAATCTTCACCAAAAGTTTAATCATTATTTAAATACTCCTAGAAAGTTGGATCTTCTGGATATTAATGAGAGAATTATTAGTTATGGTTGGAGTGATGATGGATCTAATCTTACTGGGTATTATGTTCAGACTGAGAACTATCGATTGCACTTTGATCTTAAGGAGAATTTTAAGTTTAAAGAGGACTGGACAACAGCAGTATAGATACTATATTACGGTATACGATCATGGAATGGACCGACGATAAACGAAAAGTTCTAAATCGGGTGGGGTTGTTATGCCTCGCCCTTACTAATGACTATAGAAAAGAGAACTATTGGCGCATTGATAGGATAGAAGCGACGGAAGGAGTTACTCTTGAGACAAAGTTTAAGCGCAGAGAACTTAAAAATAACTTAGAGATTGGTTTGTTTGTCATTGATTGTGAGAAGCGTAATAAAAAATACTTTAAAGTCTCCATGATCAATGATGATATTGAACTTACCACTCATGCCTTTGTTGATTTTACTACATCTACAGTACATAGAGTAAAGGGTAAGACAGCAGATAAAAATGTATACTGGGACCTTGATGAATGCGTAAGAATATGTGATTGGAGAGGTTATTATTTGAATAAAGATCCCAAATAGGAGAACATTATGGGCATGTTTGATAGTATTAGAAATAATTACGACATTGGACCTGGATTTAATAATAGAATCCTTCAAACTAAAAATATTTGTGCAACGCCAACGATGCGTAATTTTTGGATAGATCCAGCAGGTCAATTATGGGAGATTGATTGTAATGGAACCCATGACTTTTGTGAAGATGGTAATGATATACTTGGGTTTAGATGGGTTAGGAATGGCAACCGTGGTAGATGTTCTCCTGTCTACTTAACTTCTTCTGTCACAGTATACCCCGAGAAGTGGGATTGTAAGTATGCACCATTTCCAGAATGTAGACTTTTATTTC